ATACGGAAGTCCACATCTCACCATCCTCTCCTATCACAGTACTTTCTACCATAACGTCTTCAGAAGGTTCATAAAGCTCCATCTCACTCAACTGGTTAAGTAGATCTAGGGCATCATCATGGTGCAGAGCCGCTACGCCTCCAGCTAAAGTAAACTTACCTAGCTCATGGGTCAATTCCTCTACTAATGTAAACAAGCCTCTATTCTTAACTTCAACCAATTCAGGCTTCGGTAGCCATACTTTACCTTGCTTAAACTTAGGTTGTACCCCTGTAACAAACCTATGTACTTTATCCTTAACAGGTCTAATCCCCGGTTCTTTACTACCAGGCTTCTTAGCAAATTGGAACCAAATATTCCTTTGTAACATCATATCCTGCATAATACTAAGAAAACCACCTTGCTGACCACTAGACTCTATACCAACACTCAAAGGCTTCCACTTATGGACATACTTAAATAAGTCATCAATATTCTCTTGCATAGTCTGCCTAACACACTGACCATCTACTAACAACCAATCACCATTACTTGATATAGCCCAAACCCCTATAGTACTAAAATCTGCACTCTTCTTAGTACTTGTAGCAAAGTCAGTAGAGATATAAAAATTATACGCTCCTTTCTTCTTAGCCACCTGCTCAGGATCAAACCAGTTAATATCTTCCTCATCAACAAGCAATGTACTTAGATCTGTAACCTCAAGCATATACTCTTGATAAAACAACTGTGCAGTACCTGCAGACTTAAACTGGTTATACATATCTAGGGTGTAGGTATAACTGAACCTATCAGGCCATATACTGTCGTACTCCTCTTCAGGTACAGGGAATTTACTACATATAGGAAAGCGTATGACAGAGTAAGCACCGCTATTCTTTAGTTTATGAAGCAAATCATCTTCACTAATAGGTGTACCTATATAAATAATCTTATGTTTAGGAGCCAAAGCAGGTAAGGCAGAAGCAAACCAATTAGTCTCAATAGTCTTACGTATAGTCTCTGACGTAGCAGAGTCATTGTGTAAAATATCATCTGCTAATAAAATACTAGGTCGATGACCAGAAGGACTCCTTGCCCCCCTCCAGTTAACATTCATGCCTTTTCCGGCTACAAACATTTCCACACCGTCAGAGTTAACTAGCTCTATCTCCTTGTCCGTCTGTCTCTTAACCGAAACCACACTAGACAGAAAAGTGGAGTTACTAATCTTACTAGCCACGTTCTTAAAAAACTGTTTAACATTACCTTCTGCACTAGCCCCTAAAAATATAACAAAAGGACACTTACCGAATCCAGGCCACTCCCCTAAGGCTGCAGCATAGATAACGGCATACTCCGCAATAGTACTCTTACCTACACCACGGCAACACTCTTCCAATACATTCTTATCCTCCTTCTCAGGACTAAACAACTTATCCGCCATCTTATAGTGAATCTCCGGACTACTGAACTCTTCATTTCCAGTAGCCCTAATAAAAGCTATAAACTTAAGGGCTTCATCACTAGGTACGTATAGGTTATCCATTTACCACCTCACCATCAATGACATCATCTTCTTTAGGTTTCATATTACCAAAGTCTTCTAGTTTACTGGCTCCGGCTTCCAACATATTCTTCTGCCTAGCTGCCATAACCGCAAGCTGCTCATTAAGCTGCTGTACAGCACTATCTTCCTTCACACCTACATCCAACTCAATCTTCACATTCTCAGGTCCGTTGGTAGCTGCTAGCAACTCCTTAGCTGCATTAATCCGATCTCTATCTAGCTTCCCTGTCTCCATAACCTGAGCCAACACTCCAAGCGCTTTATACCTCTGCCCAGTAAACATCAGATCTAGGGGTACCTGACTCAGCGTAAGGATATCCACCACTAGCTTACTCTTCCTATACCTAGATGCCGCTGCAGTTAGCTCCTTATACTTAGTGGTCCCTGTAGGTTGCTGCATCCTTTCCTGCACAAACTTACGATCCATAAAAACCTTCTTATAAGCCTCGGTAAAGTTCTCATCATTCGTTGTCAAATAGGCACAAAATTTAATAGCATTCAAATACTCAGGTATACTAGCCTTATTCCTCTGCAGTACACTTTCGTAAGTAGTAGCTGTTTTAAGCAGACTCTCCCCCTGAAACTCAGGGTCATCTTTAGACTCATTAAGTAAATCTACAGCTTCTTGTGTAATTAATCTTCTCTTAGAAGGCAACGCCTTTTGCAAATCTTCAATAGATAAATCCTTGTTTTCCATCTTTCTCTC